GGTGAGAGCGGCGGACAGGACGACGGTGGCGGCGGTGCGGGTCCCCATGACGGGCAGGGTAGCCCCGGGACGGCACGGCACGCCCGGACTCCACGGAGTCCCGGTAGCCGTCGATATGGGCGGCGTAGGGTGCCGGGCGTGATCGCCTGGTGGCTGCGGGTCCTGCGACGGTTCGAGCCCGGCCCCCGTTGCTCGTGGTGCCGGCGACGCATCGACGACGCCCCGGCGGGTCGCCACTACTGCGATGAGCAGTGCCGCGGCGACCACGCCGAGAGCCCCTGGTAGCAGTTCCCCTTACGGGCTGACGCACGACCAATCGTCGATCCTCGACGTCCCGTCGGACGCGCGGATGAACCAACCATGCTTGGTCGCGCCAGTGAGCACCGCATCGGCAACCGTCGCTGTCGAAACCTGCGTGCCATTCTTGAAGCACGTGACCGCCGTCCCACTCCGGGTCACCTTCATCACGTCACCAGAGACGAACCCCCCGCCCGTGTGAGTGGCGGGCGTGATGAACGCCCCGGCGATGACCTTCTTGATCCCGACGGTGTCGACGTAGATGTAATTGCTTGCGTCGACCCACGACAGGATCAGGCCGATGCCCTGCCCGGTGGTCCCGACCACAGGGAAGGTCGCCTGCACGGTCACGTCGGATGCGGCGACGTCGACCCAGACGCCAGCGGGGTTCGCCGTGCCCCCGGAGAAGTTGTACCCGCGGTTCGACTGGATGCCCGGAACCGAAGCCGTCCCGCCCGTGGCGAATGTCGTCCAGGTCCGCCCCTGGTCAGTGGGCGGCAGGCCACTGCCATCGGCCGCAGTGAACGACGTCGAGTCGGTCCCGGTCACCGGGCCGGACGGTGCGCCGGTGGTGATGTCGACCGTCGCCGGCGTACCGTCACCGCCGCCGTTGCGCGGGGTGACTCGGAATCGGTAGGCGGTCGTTCCCGCGAGGCCAGCGACCGCGACCGGGGCGGCCGGGTAGGTGCCCACGGAGGTCCATGTGAGGCCGCCGTTGTTGCTGTACTCGACGAGGTAGTTCCAGGCGCCCATGACGTTGTTCCACGACACCGTCACCGTGTTCGACGGCGCGACCGCCGTCAGCCCCGTCACGGCGCCAACGGTGGCGAGCGCAGCCGCCGGGGATGGCGTCGAGTTCGCCAGAGCAACCCGGTAACCGAGCGCGTACCCACGGCCCAGGAACCTTGACCCGGCCATGTTGAAGTGGATCGAGTTGGCCGACCCGATGACGTCGTTGTGGCACCCGTGCGGGGCGTGCACATAGGCGGTGTAGGCGACCCGCGCCGGGGTGTCGATCAGCGCCGCCTCGACCCCCGCGACGACGCCCGTACCGTTCGTGATCCACTCCGGGACCAGCCCTGCGACGATAAACGGCAGCGTCGGCAACCCCAAGTCGGACCGCATGGCAGTGATGAGCCCGTCAAGCGACGCCGCATACTGCGCCTGCGTGTTCCCGCTGCTGCTCTCGCCCTGGTGCCACAGGACAGCGGCGATCCGGTTGTTGTCGTGGGTCGCGAGCGCCTTCTTGGTCTGCGCGACCGCAGCCGTGTAGAGACCGCCAGACGGCGGCGCCCAACCCGTCGCGAAGCTCGACCCGGACGTCGCCATCGGGACGAGCAGGACGGCCCTGTTGCTGGGGATCATCCGGGCCATCTCGATACCTGCCTGGTGGCCGGGACCGATGCTCGACGACGCGCCACCCGCGTGGACGATGTTCAGCCCCGGCGACTGAGTCACCGTGTCCCGGTAGGTGCCGCCCGGCTCGTAGATGTAGACACGCGAGTCGAGCGGGTCGACTCGGACGGTCGACGTGCCCGTCCCGAGGCCGACCATGTTCGACTGGCCGGCCAGCAGGATCACGTCGAACCCCGCGAAGTCCGGGTTGATCCCGATCGAGTCGACGTATCCCTTCGTCGCGGCCTGCCCCGAGGTTGTCGGCGTCGGCACGACCGGAGACGACGAGAACGTCTTCACCCCCGCCACGGTCTCCGCGCCGGCCAAGTGCACTGCCGCAGCATCGACCGCCAAAGCGACCGGCTCGGCGATCGGAGCATACGTGCTCGACAGGGACGCTGCGAGGGACGTCAGGGACGCCGCGACCGCGTCCATCTCGGCCTGCGTCGCCACATCCGCCGCGACCTTCGCCGCCGTCACCGACCCGTCCTGGAGCTTCGCCGTCGTCACTGCCGCGTCCGCGAGCTTCGCCGCGGTCACCGCGAGGTTCGCGAGCTTCGCCGTGGTGATCGACCCGTCCGCGACACCAGCCCCGGACAGGGCCGCCTCGATCGCGGTGAGGCGAGCCGCGACGGACGCGGACGCGCCGGCCGGGTCGATGCCGAGCTCGGTCTCGATGGCGACGAGCGCGGAGAACAGGAGGTCGACCGCAGCCGAGTCGAGTACCGCCGTCGTGGGGGCGAGGGCGGGGTCGCCGGTCCAGTCGGTGTAGTCCTGCGGTGCGGCGTCGAAAGCGCCCGGGTACACACTCACTGCGGGGTCACGGCTCCTCGACGCACACGGTCACAGGGTGGGACGGTGACGCGTGTACGCCCGGCCGGGACGTCTCCGATTGGGGTCGGGAGCCCCCCCGAGTGGGGGGAACCATCGACGCCCGGCCGGGCGCACACACCATGAGACCGGACCGACCGGACACCACCCCGCGGGGACTGCGGGGCGGCGCCCGGTGGCCAGGTCACCTCACGTACCTGTCAGGCCTTCGCCGAGGCCGACACGGCACCGATGGACCGCAGGAACGGGCCCTGGTCCGCGGCCTCCGCGGGGAGATTCTCGCCCCTGGCGACCGTGACCGGCTCGTCCTGCCCGGGGACGTGGACGGACACAGCCACCCACGCCACCGTGTACTCGATGCCCGGGTCGGCCGACGTGACCGCCTCGACGTCCTTCGCGTTCTCGCGCGACGCAGCCACGATCACACCCCCGTGATCTTCACGCCGCAGGACGGCTCCTGGACGATCGGGACGACCGCCCGCCGCACCCGCAGGAGCCACGAGTCCGTCGCGGCCGGGTCACGCCGGATCCACGACTGAGTCTCGTTCGCCGCACCCTGGTACTCCGGCGACGGGATGTTCTCGTAGGCGAGAGCACCGAGGGCCGTCGAGTCGATGAGCATCGCGCCGACGCCCGCGGGCATCCGCGCCGCCGGGACGGGCCGCAGGACCTTGCCGGCGATCATCTTGACCTCGCCGGACTCCGTCACGACGTTCGAGCCCTCACGGGCGAGGCCCGCGATGACCTTCTGGTTCGCCACCAGCCGGCTGTACAGGGTGACGGTGAGGACGAGGGTGTCCGTGTCGTAGCCCTGCGCGAGGTCCGACACGACGGCGTCCGCGAGCATCACGTCGAGGAACGGGTCCGCCGACGCGTTGTTCCAGGCGAACGCCGCGGCCTGCGTCTGCGTGACCGCCGCAGCGATCGCCGCGAGGGACAGGGTGTCGACGAACGCGACGGCCTGGTTGACGGCCTTCACCATCGCCCGCTCCGCCGCCGCCATCCTCTGCCGGCCGATCGCCTCGTCCGTGATCCGGACGTCCTGGCCGTACTTCGTGACGTTCGCGAGGGCCGCGACACCACCAGTCGCGAGAGCGAGCTCGTACTCGCCGCCCGGGGCGACCGCGGACGGCGAACGGTCCGTGTAGATGGACTCCGACTGCTCGTAGGCGACGGCACCGCCGGACGCCTCGATGCTGCCCGTGAGGAGGACCGGCGACACGAACCGCTGGTCCGCGATGGTCCGCAGACGCCGCTGCACCATCATCGGAGAGTTCAGGAACCGGTTGACGGTGAGGACGTCCCCGGAGAGCGTGGGGGCGGTCGGGGGGTACAGGATCGGCATCTAGATCACGCCTTCCACTGGACGTCGACGACGGTGCCGGCGCCGCCTGCGGCGGTGAGCGCGAACCCGATGTACTGGTCCTGGGGGTCGGTGCCGATCGCCATCGGGGTGACCCGACCCGACGCGGCGGACTTGAGGGGCTGGCCGGCGGTGATGGCGGCAGCGGACACGCACCGCTGGACGCCACCGCGGCAGATGGCGACGCTGTCGCCGGTGACGGCGTCACGGGACGCGACACCGACGACGACCGCGGACGCCGCGGACGTGGCCTGCACGGTCCCGGCGGCGGACAGGAAGACGACGTTCCCGCCGGTGATGGTGCCGCCGGCGGCGTAGGTGACGTCGACGCCGGGGCGGAACTTCGGGGCGTAGTCGGCCATCACGCACCAGCCTTCGAGTTGGAGCCGAAGATGGCGGCGAAGTCGGCGTCGGTGAACGCCTCGCCCTGGACGGGCTCCGCGCCGACGACACCGGACGCGCGGACCGCCATCGCGGTACCGGGCGCGGTGGCGCCGAGGACGGCCTCGATGGCGTCCGGCGCGGCGTCGTACTGGGCCTGCCACGTCGGGAGCGACGCCGGGGTGATCTTCCCGTCGGCGGCGGCAGCGGCGAGGACCTGGTCGCGGCGGGCGACCTTCTCCGCGGCCTTCCGGTCGGCGAGCTCGCCCGACACGGTCTTGAGGGCGTCGAGGAGCGGGGCGGTCGCCGCGGCGACCTTCTGCTCCACGAGGGCGGAGATGTCGTCGGGGACCGTGACGGCCGGGGCCGGGGTCTCGACGGTCTTCGTCTCGGTCGGGATGGTCTCGGCGGGCTTCGCCTTCAGCGCATCGACGGCGGCGAGGACCGCGTCGTCGGTGGCGTCGGCGGCGAGCCCGAGGCGCTCACGCAGACCCGATGGGGTCTGGGGCGCCGGCGTGGGGTCTGCCACGGGGGTCTGCTCCTTGAGGGACGACGCGGACACGTCATCCCGACCCCGGAACCAGCGTAGCGGGCGATGCATGTCCGCTGTGGCACGTGCGGCCATCGTGTCGGCCACCGGGACGTAGGTGCGGGTCACGCGCTGCGGGGCGCCGAACGTGAACACGCCGCCGGTCTCGGTCCAGGTGACACGCCAGTAGCGGCCTTCCTCCCAATCGGTGGCGATGACGGCGTCGGTCCACACCTCGCAGATCCACGCCTCCTCCAGCGGCGCCCACGCGGGGTCGTCGTCGTGGTGGGACACCCACTCGGTGAACGCGGGGCGGATGCCGTCGAGGTCGGCGGCAGCCGCCACGTCCGGGCGGGTGGTGTCGGTGTCGGTCACGGATCCTCCAGGGGTGCTCATGGGGGCGGTCAGGTCGGGCAGGGGCGGCCACCAGGCGGGCTCCGGGAGGGCCGCGGCGGCGACAGCGGTCCGCGCGGTCCACCGGTCCCCCGACGCGGCGATGTCGGCGCCGTACAGGCCCGCGACATCGGCCAGGGACTCGACGGCGGGGGCGGTCACCCCGAGGAGCGCGACAGCGGTCAGGACGCCCGCGTACCGGGCGCCGTCGACCGTCTCCACGTCGAGGTTCATCTCCACCGACCGCGACGGGTACGCGGACGGGAGGATGTCCGCGAGCCATGCGGGGACGCCCTCGTAGTCGCCGACGAGGACGTCCCCGCCGTCCGCGAGCCGCAGGTTCGTCACCCGCCCGAGAGCGGGCTCCCCGTCGTTCGCGGCGGTGACGGCGTTGAACCGGGGGTCGATGTGGCCGGCCTTGAGGACGGGGGTGCGGAACGCGGGGTCGCCGGCGGCACGGACCGCATCGGCGAGTTGTTCGCGGGTGCACTCCCACGGCCCCGACGACGCATGCCAGACACCGACGCGGGCGAGCTCGACGCCCCGGACGGTCTTCAGAGTGGTCACGTGAGGCTCCAGGCGAGGGTGTAGGCGACGAGGAGGACGAGGCCGACGCAGAGGGCGAGGAGGAGGGCGCCGCAGGCGAGGGCGAGGAGGACGTCGAACGTGGCGGAGTCCTCGAACCGCGCCCACCGGTCCTCCCGGCCGCGTGCGCGCTTGAGGGCCCGCCGGTCGCCCTCCCGGTTCCCGAGGAGGACGGGGTCCGCGGCGAGCGGCGGCGGGGCCGGGACGTGGCTGTCGCGGGCGTGGCGGCCCACGGCGAGGTCCGTGACGTCACCGTTCAGGAGGGACCGCCAGCGGCGGGCCCGCTCCGCGTCGATGTCCCGGTGGTCGATCACGTCAGACCCCTTGCCGCGCAACGGGTCGTGTCCGGTGCCGTCGTCATCGTCATCACATGGAGACGCGAAAGACCCGCCCGGGTCGCCTCAAGCAGCCGGTGGACTACGAGAACGGCCCGAACCCGGGCGGCCTGTGCATGTGCGGATGTGGCGAGGCGACGCCGATCGCCCGAGTCACGACGAGCCAGACGGGCACGGTCGCCGGGAAGCCCCAGCGCTACGTGCGCGGCCACCAGAACCGCAGCGCCCCTTTCGACTACGTCGAGGACGCGGACGGCTGCTGGATCTACCAGCAGCACATCGGGGCATGGGGCTACGGCATCAAGCGATGCCCCCGACGGAAGCGGCAGACGGGGGCGCACGTCGTGTTCTACGAGCGCGCCCACGGCCCGGTCCCGGAGGGCTACGTCGTGGACCACATGTGCCACAACGCCGACACGGACTGCCCCGGCGGCACATGCAAGCACCGCCGGTGCGTCAACCCCGACCACCTGCGGGCCATCACCGGCGGGGAGAACGTGAAGGCGTCGGGGCGTGGACCGATCGCCGCGAACGCCGTGAAGACGCACTGCGACCACGGGCACGAGTTCACGCCGGCCAACACCTACTGGCGTCCGGACCGGACGGGACGCCAGTGTCGGCCGTGCAAGCGAGAGCGCGACAGGCAGTACGCGGCTACGCACCCGCGCCCCCCGAAGCCGCGTCAGGCCACTGAGTGACGATCAGGCATCTGCACCTGAACCGGCCGAGGCAGTGCGCGTAGCCGCCCGTCGGGAAGTTCGCTTCCGCGTCCGCCTGGTCCGCGTACCGGTGCCCGTCCTGCGCGGCGCACACGTCGCAGTTGTGGACGAGCACTCCTTCGGCCCAGAACGTGTGGTCGCCTGGAATGGTGAAGTCGAAGACCTCACCTGCGTAGGCGCGTCGCTCGATCAGGGAAACCCGTTGTAGGACAATGGATTCATGCCCGAATGCCTCGACTGCGGTGCCGTTCTGAAGACCCCCAAAGCGGTCCGCTGCAAGCCCTGCGCGATCCGCTTCCGGTGCGCGGCGCACATGGCTAAGCAGGCGCCGCGGTTCTGCAAGACCTGCGGCGTTCAGCACACCGGCGTCAACTGGAAGAAGAAGGTCTACTGCTCCCGCCCGTGCATGACCGCTGACCCCGACTGGCACCGCGCCATCGGCCGCGAGGGTGGGCCGCGTGTCGTCCGTCAGTGCGAGGTCTGCGGGAAGCGGTTCCTCGCCAAGCCCTCGACCGCCCACCGGTACAAGCGGTGCAGCAAGACCTGCGTGGACGACCGTCCCCGCTCCGCTCAGTGCAAGAGGTGCGGCACCCATTTCACGCACACCCCCGGCGCGCGGCGCTCCTACTGCTCCGAGCTCTGCCGCCGCCCGGTCCACCTCATCACCTGCGACAACTGCGGGAAGGCGAAGCGCGTCACTCCGTCGGACGTCGACGAACGGCGGTTCTGCTCCAACACCTGCTACCAGTCGTTCACCGGCGAGACGACCATCGAGCGCCTTGTCCGCGAGGCGCTCACCGTCGAGGGCTACGCCCACACCCAGGAGGCCGCCGTCGGTCGATGGACCGTGGACTTCCTCGTCGGCGACTCGCTCGTCATCGAGGCTGACGGCACCTACTGGCACTCCCTGCGCCCGGACGTGGACGCCCGGAAGACTGCCGCGCTCGAAACCGAGGGCTTCACCGTCTGGCGTCTCCCCGAGGTTGAGATCATGGCCGACGGGTTCGCCAGGTCCCTTCACCGTCGCCTCGCTGACCACGAGGTCACCCACGGCGACCTGCCCCGCGTCCCGCCACTCGAACCCGGCACCCGCCCGGACGTACACCGGATGGTCGTGCGTCAGCGCCAGCACCCGTCCATCCACATGCAGGTGGACGATCTGTTCGTTGACCTCGGAGACGACGATCCCTTCTGGGTGTACGTAGCGGCCCGCGTGCGTCAGTAGGCGGTCATCGAGGGTCACGTCTTTCGCGGCGACGTGGCCGCGCTCCGTAGACACGAGCGTGTCGGGGGCGATGCAGGTCCCGGAGTCCCGGACCGCGGAGTGCGTGAACACCGGGGCGCCGGCGGCGGCGGGTGCGGCCTTCGCGGCGGCGGCCCGCCCGGACCCCATGCCGCCCTCGATGACGCCGTTCACGCGGTCCCGGACGGTCACGTCGGAGAGGCCGTCGAGGAACGTCCCGACCTGCGCGGACACCTCCCCCGGAGTCGACGCGGGCCCGGCGAGGCGGGACGCCTCCGCGCCGGCCGACGCGGCGAGGCCCTCCCCCATCGACCGGGCGACGGTCCGCGCCCACGTGTCGAGGGCGACGGTGTCGACGTCCACGGCAGCCGGGTCGATCGTCACCCCGGCGGTGGCGGCTTCGGCGACGGCGGTGTCGATGCCTGCCTGTGCGGCGTCGAGGACAGCGTTCGCGAGGACGTCCTCCGCCGCGGTCGTGTCCACGGTGAGGGTCGTGAGGGCGGCGACGTCCCCGCGGGCGAGGGCGGCGTCGATCTGCGCGACGAGGTCGTCCCGCTGCGCCGCGAAGATCCCCGGCCAGGCGGCGAGGACCGCGGCGGCGACGGCGGCGTTCGCGTCGTCGAGGGCCTGCGGGTCGAGCCCGGCGGCGGCCTCGACTGCGGTGAGGGGCCGCGTGTAGGGCCAGGCGGGCGGGGTCTGGACGGCGCGGGCCCCGACCTTCGGGGCGCCACCACGGGCCGCCGCGACAGGGACGGGCGCCGGGACGGGGGCCGGGGTGGGGGCGGTGTCGATGACCTTCGCGGGGAGGCGGTACCGCTCCCGCAGGAACCCCTCCAGCGCCGGGTCCGGGGTGATCGCGCCGCTCTTGACGAGGGGCTCCACGATCGCGGCGAGGGCGTCCTCGTCGGACGCGACGTCACCGATGACGATCCGCGGGACCGCCGCGCCCTCCCCGTCCGTGTAGTCGGTGATACGGGTCGCGATCTGCTGCGTGGCCGTCGCCGCGATCATGTCGGCGACCGACTGCAACGCCATCCCCAGCAGGCCCATGAACGTGTCACCGAGGGCGCGGGACCCGTTCGGGGACGACGCGAGGTCGAGGACCGACTGGAGGACGCTGACGCGCATCTCTTCGTTGAGGAACCGCAGGAACGGGAGGGCGTCGGGGATGGTGCCCTCGACGCCCTTGATGCGGAGCGTGAACCCGGGGGTCGCCGCACCGCCCGTGTCCCCGACGCGGACCGCGCGCGCGGCGCGGGCGGCGGCCTCGACCTGCGCCCCCGTCGGGTTCGTCCCCGGCAGGGGTTCCATGACGGGGGTGCCGGCACCGAACCGCCGCAGGGACGTGGCGTGGACCCGCAACGCCTCCTGCTTGAGGAGCCACGGGCCGAACGACGGGCGGAGGATGCTCTTGCCGTACCAGGCGGACCCCTCCCGGTCGTTCACGTACCAGGCGAGACGCCCCGCGGGGATCTGCGGCCGGTCCGAGCTCACGCCGACGGGGAGGCCCGCGCCGTCCTGGGTGATGCCGAGGAAGTCCCCGG